ACTAAATTTGTAATGATATATAAAAAGAAGCACGTTGTTGATGCGGTATTAAATTTGTTTGAAGCCAAATGTAATGAATTTTCAATAGAATTTTCAACTATTTGGGTAAATAATAATAGTGTGGTTGCACCATCTATAACAGATGAACCTAATACATTTTATTTAAGGTGTTCATATGATGCAACAGCTATTATAGATGATACATATTGTAGAGATAAATCGGCTGTTGCAAAATTGTTGTTTGATTCGAATAATGAAAATATACTACCAAAGACATATGTTAAATATACAGACGATGATTCAATTTTAGATAATCTAACTAATTTAGTTGATAATGGATTATCACCAAATGTAATAGTAAAGAAGTCTTTGCCAGATTTTGATAGAATTGACTATCCAGCTTTTTATAATATTACATCATCAACGCAATTGGATACTTTAAAATCCGAATTAGCGGATGATTATATGATACAAGAATTTGAAATAAATACAAATTTAAATGCTGCTGGTAAAATTAGTAATATAATACGATTAAATGTTATTTTATTATCAGATGTTGAAACTATGATACCAATTGGTATTAGTATCACCAACAATCAATTACCATTAGATACATCTATTATAACCTATACAAACAATAGACTTGATAATAAATGGAGAGCTATGTACTTCTCTAACCCAAATTATTTATCATTTGGTGTACCCGGCAGCTATGAAGTTGTTAAAATAGTCAATGGTATTGAAGAAGTGGTTAACATAGAAACGCTATCAATGGGAGATACTATAAAATCGGTTCGATTCCCTAATTTAAGTTTGACAGCTTCAGCGGAAGAAACATTGGATTGGTATATATCATCATCTGAATTGAATACTATCACATACGAAACATCTTCGGTAAATTTTATTACTAACAAAGCTTATGAGGGTTGGTTAGTTAATATAGTATATGGTAATGATACAATTAGTGGTTCTAGTATATTATCTAATAGTGAATTATTAGTAATAAGTAGTTCGGTTGATAATAATATACGATTCGTAAGTGCGGCTGATGTTAACTTAAATGATTATATAGTAACTACAAATCAAATTGCTCTACCAATAATATCTAAAGAAAATGTATGGTATTCCGGTAGTATTACTATTTTAGACATAGAGCCTGATGATGTATTTGTTGCCGGTACAACGCATAATGATATTACCAAAAATAATGTTGGTAATATATTATTACACAATAAATGTCACACATACCCTTATTGTTGTTTTTCGGAAGATACACTAATATCAATGGATGGAATTGAGAAAGAGATAAAAGATGTAGTAGTGGGTGATTTAGTTTGGTCTTTCAATTTCAATACAAACCAAAAAGAATTAAATAAAGTATTAGAAATAGTTTCTCCAATACAAAATGATATTATAGAAATTAAATTCAAAAATGGTACATCCATTTTAAACACATTTGACCATCCATATTATAATATAGATGGTACATTAATATCATATAGTCCAGAAAAAACAAAAGAATGGTATAATGGTGAAATCCTTAAAATGGATATTAGTAGTGTATGTATTGATATTAATGGTAACAAAGTTGAAATTGAATCTATAACAGAAATAGTATCACCTATTCAAACATATAACTTATTTGTAGAAAATAATCATAATTTTTATGCTAATGGTATTTTAGTATATGATGAACAAAAATAAATTTAAATAAAATGAGCACAAAAACATCAGCTACTCCTTCCGATAAAGCGGCTTCTTTATCATTATTACAAATCTTATTCGCAGCCATTAAGGCAAAGCATTCTTAATTATATTTGAATGAATAAGTTATGGGTATTTGGCGATTCCTTCTCTGCAACAAATAAATTAAATAATTTAGAAAGTTGGAGATTAAAGTATAAAAATTGGAAAGGATATACCCCACTTGTTTGGGGAGATTTTTTAAGTTTAAAAATCCAACATAGGTTAATTAATTGTGCAATAGGTGGTATCGATAATTATACTATATTTGAAACAATATTGGATGTTATAGATAGTATAAAAGAAAATGATATTGTAATTATTGGTTGGTCATCTACCCTTAGATTTCGATTAGTTGGTAAAAACAATTCTTTTGTAACAATTAGACCAAATAATTTCAATTTGGATACCGTATCGTTCTCCCAAAGTACACTAACAAATACAGAAGAATTTGAAAATATATCATTAAAAACTATAACCGAATTACTGATTAATAGGGATAATGCGTTATTTCAATATGAAGTAAATAGATTTATCAAAATAATAAATCTTTATTTAAATAATAAATGTAAGGTAATTCATTGGTCTCCATTTCAATTTATTAATAATAATATGAATATTATTAAAATTGAATGTATAAAAGATTTAGAAAAGATATCAGATGAAACTAATGGATATATAAACGATGGACATTATAGTGAGAACGGCCACAAAATATTATCTGAATATTTTTATGATTTAATATCTAAAAAATAATTTATGAATAAGTTATGGGTATTTGGTGATAACAATTCAGCTATCTTTGGTAAAACTAAAGAAAGAAGATTTAAGTATTACAAAGAATATAGGGGTGGTACTTTCCCAAAAAGCTGGTCCGAATTACTATCAAAAGAATTAGGAACGGAACTAAAAAATATGGCTGTTTCAGGCCAATCCAACTATGATATATTTGATATGTTTTGTAGATGTGTGGAGCAAATACAAAAATACGATATTGTTATCATTGGTTGGGGTTACGTTCAAAGATTTAGATTAGTAGATGAAACAACGAATGGATTTGTTACAATAAGGCCCAATCAATTTAAACCGGAACACATTGATAATCCTGTTTTATTAAATGGTATAAATATAGATGTTGTTAATTCAATTCTGTATAATAGAACTAACACTCAATGGATTAATGAAGTTTATAATTGGGAGGTAATTATAAATTTATTATCTAAATTAATTGGATTTAAATTAATCTATTGGACATTTGATAAAAAATTAAACAAACCCCATTATTTATCAACAAATAATTTTAGGGAAGATTTGATAAGGCTGGGCGCAGAAGATATAACTACAGAGACAGGGGGTAAATTAATCGATAGTCATTTTGGTGAAAAAGGACAATTTATTCAATCAGATTATTTTTATAAATTTTTAATATGAGTAAACTTTGGACATTTGGGGATAGCTTTACTGCAGGACATGGATGTAAATATTTTGATAATCCGGCTCATAACTATCTTAGTCCTTTTAAAAACTATATAGTAGCTGGTAAAAAAATTTGGAATGAGATTGTCGCAGACTCGTTATCATTAGAGTTAGTGGATTTATCCAAAAATGGTATTACTACTGATACTATTTTTGATACATTATTGGAACATACATCAACTATCACTCCATCCGACATTGTTATAATACAAACATCTACCATTGGTAGATTTGATTTTCCTTTTTTAAAACAAAATACTTTAATGGGAACTAATATGTTTGATTCTCCTTATTTTCTTAAACCTATATTTGTTACTAGTTTACTAAAAGAGTATCGTAAAGAATCTGAAAATATATTAAAATATGTAAACAGTCAAGAGGATTTAAAAAATAATAATTTAAAGTTAAATAAAACCAAATACGATACAATTCGCAATTTTTTTTCAGAATTTATTATGACTGAAAAATATTATGAACGTAGTATTTGGAGAATTGTAGAATTTACAAAGATTTTAAAATCAATGGGAATAACTACATATATTATAAATGAAGATATTTGGCCAAAATATTTATCGAAACCAACTAATCTAATGGAAATACATCCGAGAGGGATGTTCGGATTTGTGGACGAATTAAACCTAACAATATATGCGGATACTAATGGTTGGATAAACGATTGGCATCCTAGTTATGATGGGCATATTAATATAGCAAATTTTATTATAAATTTTATTAAAAATGAAACTACTAATATACACAACTCACAGAACGGGTTCAACATCGTTAGCTCAACTGTTGATGACCCATTATAAATGTGATTATCAAAGAGAAGGGTTTTATAACAATAAAAATTTTTCAAAAATAATAAATGATGTAGAAAATATTATAATAAAATTAACTCCATCGGAAGCTAAATATGATTTAGTTAGAAATAGTTTTGATAAGTGTATTGTTCTTGTCAGAAATAATCTAAAAGAGCAAGCTGAAAGTAGGTTATACGCAGAACATGTTAAAAAATATTTTTCTCCATATACAATAGATGATTCATTCTTAAAAGAAAATACCAATGAATTAAATCGTATGGAGCAAATTATAAAAGAAGAAAATCAGATACTAAGTAAGTGTGAAAATTGCTTACACATTACATATGAGGATTTATATTATGGTAATGGTTTAAAATCAGTAAAAGATTATTTAAAAATATCGACTGTTTTAAAATTAGATAATTCTAAGAAGTATAGAAATGGTAAACGTAATATGATTTAATATGAGAATATTATTAATTGCCGCAGGCAGAGTTGGTGGTACTAGAATTGGTGAATGGATTGGATATGAAACCAATATAGAATATATGCACGAACCATTTTCAGAATGGAGAAATGATGTTAATATATTTTTAAATAAATTGAGAAAAGAAAATGACCCGATGGTTGTTAAAGTATTTCCGGGTGAAGAGTGGAATAGAGTAAAACATTTTCATTGGGATAAAATTATAGGAATAACTCGTACAAACGTAAGAGAATGTGCAGAAAGTAATGCCATTGCATTAGAAACAAATGTTTGGCATAGTAATTATTTGGTAGACTTAAATTGGGTTATTGAAAATGAAGATAAAATAAAATCAATTGAATCAGATATCAATGTAATGCAAAATGATATTTTAAATAACCCACATATAGAATTATTTATAACATATGAGGGTATTTTCGAAACCGGCATAGATAGAATTAAGTTGATGAATTATTTGAATATAAGTAATCCAAAATGCGATGCTATGTTAAATTCAAAATACAGATATAAAAAAACAAATATATTAGAAATACCCATATCTAAAAAATTAGTATAATATTTGGTTTAATCAAATATTATTCTTATATTTGCGGTTATGATAGTTGTACCAGAAACTCCGATAACAGACGTTAGTTTTACTAAATGGAATCCATGCATCAAATTAGAGGTGAAGGATGAAAATTTAGAAGATACTTACCATTACTACATCATACCACTTATTGATGTAACACAACAAGAGTTAGAAAATAATTTAGAATCAATCCCATCATTGTGGTCATCCGAATCAACAGAGTTTGAATCCGAAGAAGGGGTTACCTTATATACCATGCGATTATTCGATGAGGACCTGCCAGAATTAACCACAGAAGAGGAAGTGGAAATACTTTACAAAATTTTGACAAAAAAAGACCTGTATTAATTTGGAAATTTGAAAAAATTTTTGTATATTTGAGGTATCTTTTTATAATACTTAAACAGAAAGCAGACAGCACTAGAAAATTAAAACTTAAATATGAAACAAAAGACAGAAAAAGAATTGAAAGAAAACTACGATAAGTTCATAGCAGTAGTTAAGAAGTATTTTACAGGTGAAAGATTAGAGAGGCTTTTACATATGTATTCTGAAGGTGAGTTAGGGCAAAATCTTGCAATTGCGCCAGCAAGTGGTAATGCAGGATACCATAATTGTTATACAGGTGGTTACATTGACCACATTTTCAATGTTTGTAAAAACGCACTTAAAGTTAAAGAATTATTTGTTCAGTTGGGCGGTAAAGTAGATTTTACAGACGAAGAATTAATATTTGTCGCATTACATCACGACTTAGGTAAATTGGGTTTAAAAAATAAACCATACTACATCCCAAATCCTTCGGATTGGCATATTAAGAACCAAGGTAAAGTATATACAGCTAACCCAGAATTACACCATATGACTCATACGGATAGAACTATATTCGTATTACAACAATATGGTATTACTTTTTCAGAGGCCGAATATTTTGGTATGAAACTTACTGATGGATTATATGATGAAGATAATATGAAGTACTTAAAGGTATTTGATATTAGTAAGAGAATGAAATATAAGATTCCATATATAATGCATTGGGCGGACCATATATCCACAGTAATAGAATCACAAAGTAACGAAATTTAATCTGACTAATTTTCCGATTTGTAACAAAGTTAATGTAATTTTGTCAGTAAATTGTTACAAAAAGAGGGTTGGTATAAAAGTTGAACATATAGGGTATATTGTTTAACTTAAAAATTATTTAATTATGTTTTATTCAGATTTTGACAAATTCGTTGAGAAATTATTAGTGGCTGATAACAAACCACTTTGGGAAACACATTCGAGAACATTTGTTCCTTCTAAATTTGCAGTTGATGTAAAGGATGAAAAAGCCTACATAGCTCTATCGGTATTAGGACACGAACCTAAAAACATTGATATCAATTGCTATGAGGATAAGATTGAAATCAAAGCAAAAAAAGAAAGTAAGGAAGAAAAAACGCCGTTTGATGAATTAGTAGCTAATATCGATGAAAGAATTACTTTAGGTAAAGATTTAGATGGTAGAAGCGCTATAGCAGAATTTAAAAATGGTATTCTTACATTGGTTATAGAAAGAAAAGAAGAATCTAAGCCAAAGAAAGTTTCAATAAAAGTTGGTTAATTCATTTTTTTATTGTATATTTATAGGGTGGTAGCGAAAGTTACCACCTTTTTTATTTAATAATACTTATTATTATGAATTATACAGAAAAAATACAAACATTGTTAGAATCATTAGATGGTAAACTACGCATCATACAAAACGTAGCAAATGGTGCCCAACAACTATCACCATCAGATATTAATAAAACAATTGAAGATGCTCGAAAAATAGTAGAGCGTACTTCTGAATTAGTATCAATTATCAGATAATATGAATTGGCTTAAGATTTTAGTGGGTCTATCCGCACTAATTATCGCAGGATGTGCGGCTTACTTCTCCGTAACGGGACTAGGTGTATTATTCGCTGGTGCTTCACTATCGGTAATGATAATGGCTTCCGCATTAGAACTGGCAAAGTTAGTTGCGGCTACTTATTTGAAGCAAAAATGGGATGAAATTAGTGGATTTAATAAATGGTACATAACGATTTCCGTTGGTGTATTGATGTTAATCACTTCTGCCGGTATTTTTGGTTACCTTTCAAACGCATTCCAACAACAAAACATTCAGTTGATGCAGATTGAAAGAGAAATTTCCGTTTTTGATACAAAAATTAAGCAAAATGAGAGTGAAATTGCTCGTTATACCACTCAATTAACCAATCAACAAAACATTCGTAACTCACAAGAGCAAAATATTTCAAAAGTTGTTGAAAGAAATGGTTCAACATCACGTCTTTCTCAAATGGTTCGTAATGCTGATAAGGAAATTACTCAAATTTCAGCAAAAATTAATACTTTAACTGAAGAAAATAACAAAAATTACGAAGAAATCAATAAAATTAAAAACGCAAACATTGATATAGAGAAAGAAGTGGGTGGATTCCGATTTGTAGCCGAAGCATTCAATGTAGAATTGGCTCAAGTAGTGAAATTTTTCATATTTTTGATAGTTTTGGTGTTTGACCCACTCGCAGTTGCTTTAATTATCGCTTTTAACGGATTAATTTCTGATAAAAAGCGTAAACAAAGAGAAGCTCTGATAGAAATGATGGAAAATGATGAAAAATTGGGGTTATATGAGGTATATGGTGATAAAAAAGAGGATATAGTGGAAAATAATTCACAAAATATCGAAGATAGTGGAAAAAAATCAACATTAGAGGAAGAAAATGTACTTAATGTGGAAAATAACCAACAAACCACAACAGAAATGCCAGATTTAAAATGGGAAGAATATATGCATCCCGAATTTCCATGGAATAATCGTAGTTTGTGGATAAATAACCCAAAAGCGGTTAACTATTGGTTAAATAACAAAAAAGGTACAGTTAGAGAGTTAGCTAGAATCCGAAGCGAACAAGAAAACGTAAAAACATATTAATTTATTTGGTTTTCTCATATTTTTTGTTTATATTTGAATATAACTAATAAACTTTAAATATGAATTTAGGATACGCTTGTATTAATATGACGATGGGTAAGAAAGTATCTACTAATCGTACAATGGTTAAAAGAACCTTTGAATCTAAAGGGTTAGATTATGTATCCGAACTGGCATTAGCTAATGCAAGTGATATTATCAAAATATTAGAATGGAATAGATTAAATGGTATCAACTTTTTCCGTTTATCTTCAGCAATAATTCCGTGGGGCGACCATATCGATTTAACCCAACTCAAAGACTACAAACAAATCAAATCAGAACTCAAAAAAGCAGGTGATTTCGCTAAGTTTTGGGAAATGCGTATAAATTCACACCCTGGCCCATTTTGTGTACTTACTTCGCCAAATGAAACTGTTGTAACTAACGCAATTGCAGATTTAGAACTACATGGTAAGATATTTGATATGATGGGTTTATCTAAAACCACATACAATAACATTAATATTCATTGTAATGGTGTCTATGGAGATAAACAATCCGCTATGGATAGATTTATCACTAACTTCAAAAGACTCTCTAAATCGGTTCAAAATAGGCTCACAATTGAGAATGATGATAAGGCTTCAATGTATTCAGTTAAAGACCTTATGTATATTCATAATCATACAGGCATTCCAATTGTATTTGATTACCATCATCACCAATTTTGTACAGGTGATTTATCAGAAGAACAAGCTCTTAAACTTGCAGCAACCACTTGGCCATTAGATATCAGACAAGAGGTTCATTATTCAGAATCAAAAGCATTGCACGAAAATAATCCAAAAGAAAAACCACAAGCTCACTCATTATATATCAACTCACTACCAAATACATACGGATTAGATATTGATGTTATGGTAGAAGCTAAAGGTAAGGAGTTAGCCATATTACCTTATTTAAAAAAAAGTATAAATGAAAAAGTACGCATTGTTCATAGGCCGATGGCAGAATTGGCATAAAGGACATGAATGGTTAATCCGCCAGCAAATGGATAAAGGAAAAAATGTATGGGTTGCAATTAGAGATGTTCCAAAAGATGAGAACAATCCTAAATCAGCTCAAGAAGTTTTAACTATGTTACAAAACGAACCATTTTTTCAAAACAATTGGGATAAATTATTTGTATCAATTATCCCTGATATTGAATCAGTAAACTATGGTAGAGGCGTTGGATACGATGTTATTTTCCACGAACCACCAACCGAAATTGCGGAAATAAGTGGTACTAAAATTAGAAAAGGAGTTATTGATTCCAATGGTAATGAAACTACCACAAAATAACTTATTTTTATGTTTATACAAAAAGAAATATTTACAAAAAGCGAATGTTCTAAAATATTAGAAATAGTAACAACTGCTCCAAAATTAGATGGATTTCTTTTGTATAATAAAAATGGTGTAAAAGCTTCATTTGATGAATATAAAGTATTAGATAACGAAGATAATAGTTGGTTCTTAGATATTATAAAAAAATTCATATACGAATCAATTTATATAGAAACAACAAAGCTTAATTTAGATTCTAATATTTTAACATATAAAGCTGGTGATAAATTTTCAAAACATATAGATTTATCTCCAAATGATACAAATCCAAGAATATATACTTTAGGTGTTTTACTAAGTGATGAGTTTGAAGGCGGCGATTTAAAAGTATATGATACTATGAACAATAAAGTATTAACACTAAATAAAGTTGTAGGAAATTGTTATATATTTGAATCTACAATAGAACATGAAGTTGAAGAAATAACCAAAGGTATTAGAAACTCATTGATAATTCACATAAAAAACACAGAAGTAATTAAAAAAAATATATTATAAATGCCATTAGTAAAAAGACACATAGCTAAGAGTATAAGTTATAGATTCGTTGGAACAATAACAACTATATTACTAACATTAGCCGCAGGATTACCATTAAAGTGGGCAGGAATGGTTGGAATGGGTGAATTATTGTTTAAACCTATTATTTATTTTTTACATGAAAGAGTTTGGTATCAATATATAAAATACGGATTAAAAAAACAAAAATAAAATGGAAAATCAAGGCAAAAGACCAGAACAAATTAAATTCTCACAAGATGTATCCTTTTATGCTATTATTGGATTAATAATAACATTAGGAATTATTTTAATAACAAATTAAATATTATGAAATTAATAGTTGATAAAAAACAAACCGGAATGCCAAATTCGGATTTTGCAAAATTCTTAAAAAACCCAGTTCCTAAATCCGAACTGACTCAATTTGAAGCAGATGTATTAAAAGATACATTATTTGCAGCACTCAAAGGATTAGGCGGAGTTGGATTATCTGCAAACCAAATTGGTGTAAATAAAAGAGCATGTGTTATTAAATTTAACGATGTTGAACTATTTCTATTAAACCCTGTTATTAAAGAACGTTCTAATGATGGGTTTATTTTCTATGAAGGTTGTTTATCTATTCCAGATACAATAAAAAAGCCTGTAAGAACTATTCGTGCTACATACGTTGTTGTACAAACTGATAATTTGGGTGAATTACGATTTGAAATAAATCCAGAAGAAGATAGAAAGGGAGAAAAAGTATCGGATGATACTATGAAAACAGTAGTGGTTCAGCATGAAATAGACCACCTAGATGGTATTACAATTAAAGATAGAGTATATTCTACAACTGTTGTTAAAAAGCAAACATATGGTAGAAATGATAAGATTGTTATGAAAGCACCGGATGGTGAATTAGTGGAAGTAAAGTATAAAAAAGCAAACGATTATTTTTTAAAAGGATATGAAGTAGTATAATATGGAAATAGTAATAATATTTTTAGTTGTATGCTTAGCAGTTGCTGGATATACAATTTATAATCTTCTAAGTAAATTAGAGAGATATGAAGAATTTATAGAACAACAAGAACAATATAATATAACATTACTGGAGACATTGCGTGAAATTGATTCTAAGCAAATGTTTGAGAAGGATGATGAAGTAGGTTCTTTATTTACACAAGTAAAGGATACAATCGAACTTTTCAAACAATTTTAAAAATGCCTAGAAAAAGAGTACCCAGAATATATTTTACAAAAGATACAGAAGATGCTATCATCGAATATAATAAAACCGATGACCAGCGTATAAAAAATAGATTATACAAAGATAGAATTCAGCATTCATTTGAAAAGCTGGCTGAAATTGTTTATAACAAATGGAAGTTCACATACTTCGATGATGACCCACAAGATGTAATGGCAGAAGTAGTTGCCTTTATGATTGAGAAGATTCATATGTACCAAGAGGGTAAGGGAAAAGCATTCTCTTACTTTACTATTGTTGCCAGAAACTATCTTATTCTAAACAATAATTCCAACTACAAAAGATATAAAGATACAGATGTAATGTCCTCTCTGCCGGATAATTGGGATACGGAAAATAATTGGGCAGAAGAAGTTCGTAATGCAGAACATAGAACTTTTAATGAACGAATGTTAGAATATTGGGATACTCACTTAGAAAACTTCTTTCAGAAAAAAAGAGATATCCAAATTGCAGATGCAGTATTAGAGCTCTTTAGAAGAGCAAATTACATTGAAAGCTTCAATAAAAAATCATTGTATCTACTTATTAGAGAAATGACCGGCTATCCTACACACTATATAACTAAAGTTGTCAACAAAATGAAAGAAAGACAGATGGAGTTATATAATGAGTTTGATAGAGATGGTGATATAAAAATTTAATAATATGGTTTCATTAGGTATATCGGCATTCTATCACGATTCTGCCGCTTGTTTATTTGAGAACGGAAAAGTAATAGCAGCAATAGAGGAAGAAAAATTATCAGGCATTAAGCACGATAATTCATTTCCAATTAAAGCAATAAAATGGTTATTACAATATTCCAACAAAACAATATCTGATATAGATACAATATGTTGGTATGAAAACCCGAATTTAAAATATGATAGAGTAAAAAACACTTTAGGAAAATACTGGTGGAAAAACAGAAAGACTTGGAAAGCTTTTAAAAAAGAATTTGAAGAAGCAGAGGGAAATCTTTCAATGTATTTGGCTAAAAGATTAAATTATGTAAAAGATATTCAATACATAAAACACCATCATTCACATTTAGCTTTTTCATATTATACTTCACCATTTGATAAGGCAGTTGGTATTTCAATAGATGGGGTAGGAGAATGGGAAACTGCATTAGTTACAAAATGTAGTGAAAATACATTTGAAGATATTCATTCACTAACATTTCCAAATTCATTAGGGTTGGTCTATTCAACAATAACTTCATACTTAGGGTTCAAACCAAATAATGGAGAATACAAAGTAATGGGTTTAGCACCATATGGTGATTCAACAAAATTTAAAGATATCTTTGATAAAATATCTAATTTTGATATAGGTGGAAATATAAAAATAAATCAAAAATATTTTACTTGGAAATATTCGAATACCGATATGTACACATACAAATTAGTTAAACTAATTGGATTCGAACCAAGAGAACCTGAATCAAAAATAGAACAACATCATATGGATTTGGCAGCCGCTTTACAAAAGTGGTACGAAAGCTGCTTTTATTATTTTATAAATCACTCAATGCAGCAATACGATACTGGTAATTTAGTATTAGGAGGAGGTTCTGCCTACAATGGAACAGCCAATGGAAAAATACAAAAGCATACATCAGTTAAACAAATATGGATTCCATTTGCCCCATCCGATGCGGGTTCATCAATTGGAGCATGTTTATATCATTGGCATAACATATTAGGTAATGCAAAAGTAAAAGGTGGGGATAACCAATCACCATACTTAGGACCTGAATGGAATAATGACCAATTTTTAAATACATTATTAAGAGAAGATGTACCAACAAAAAATATAAAATTTTACGATACTCAAAAAGAGTTATGTAAAGAAGTTGCTAAACTTATAAATGAAGGTTCTGTAATCGGTTGGTTTCAAGGAAGGACTGAATTTGGTGCAAGAGCATTGGGCAATCGTTCTATATTGGCTAACCCACACTTATCAGATGTAAGAGATAGGATAAATAGAGTAGTTAAAAAGAGAGAATTGTTTAGACCATTTGCGCCATCGGTAGTTTTTGAAGAATATGAAAAATACTTTACTTCCGAAGGAGAAGTTCCATATATGAATCAGGTTGTTAAAGTAACCGATTATAAATCAATACCATCTGTAACCCACGTTGATAAATCAGCGAGAATACAAACAGTTACGAAAAAGCAAAACCCACTTTACCATATGCTACTTAAAGAATTTAAAAAGGTTAGTGGTACACCAATACTATTAAACACATCGTTTAATTTAAGAGGACATACAATGACTAATGACCCACAAAAAGCAATTTGGACATTCTTAAATTCAGATATGGATTATTTAGTATTGGGTAATTATTTAATTGATAAGAAATGAAATTATACGCATACGGAGATAGTTGGACAGAAGGTCAAGGCTGTAGATTGGATGAAGAAAATTCTATAAAAGATAGAATGTATCTTAAAGATTTTCGAAACAAATATTCTTGGCCAATAAAATTAGCTAGTAAATTAAGATGTGACCACGAAAATAATGGATGGAGTGGTAGAGCGAATAACTTAATTTTTAACGATGTAATTGCAGATTTAAGAAATGGGAAAATACACAAAGGAGATTTGGTTATTATAATGTGGAGTTCATCATTAAGAGACCACGTACATTTTTTACCAAAGGGTGAATGGATTAGTTGGTCTGTAAAAGAACTAGCACTATTACCACATAAGTTTTTTGAATCTTACAAATATGGTGATGATAAGTACAACGGATTTTTAGAACAATATAAAAAGTTTTTTTTAGAAAATATGTTTAATCAAAACTATTATAATATAATAAATCAAAATTATATTGTTTTCTTACAAAAGATGTTAGAAGAATATGGCGTTAAATATCTAATGCTAGATGCTTTTGATATGATGGTGCAAGATTTAAATAGAGAAGATGATATTACACATTTGATAAATAAAAAAAATTATTGGGGATTCGCTAAACAAACCATTAGGGATTTCTTAGTTAAAACATCAGATGAATCAGCTTGGGAATACCCCAATTCATTTGAAGAAATACCATCAAAACACCCCAATGAAAATGGTTATAATCTAATAAGTGAAGAACTTTATAATTATATAGTAGATAACAACATAATATAATGGCATCAGAATTTCAACTATTTGATGGTAAAAATTTATCATCATTATTTAAAGATATATACGAAAACCAACAAAACAAAAAGAAAAACATTTCCGATTTGATTGAATCATTGAGGAAACTAATTAAGAATGTTGGTGAAGCAACTGTTATTGCTCCAATTATCAAAGACTTAATAGAGGTATCGGTTAAGAACGATGACCATCTTATTAAACTTGCAACAATTGCACAAAGATTAGCAGCAGCAGAGGCAAAGGGTATTGGTGAAGATGGTTGGTTAAGTGAGCATGAAAAAAATCAATTACTTACTGAATTAGAAGATACAGTAAACGAAATTGAAAAGAAAAATGAAGAAAAATTGGTTGATATTCAAATAGAATTAGATGATATTAAATCAAAAATTTAATGGCTAGTATTGAATCATATTTAGCAACGGTAGATAAAGTATTTCCTATTGATGTGGATTTAACTCCATATGAAAAGGGTGAAGATGCAGATTTTGTGTCTGTATATAATAAAAACAAAGATTTTTCTGATAAAGATGCAAGAATGTATGGGGCTATAACTTTTATATACCCAGATATGACTACCGAATATTATGCTTATCCATTCGATAAGAATAATTTCACAATACCAATTAAGGGAGAAACTGTATTGATAATCGAAATAGATAAATCTAATATATTTTGGCTACCATATTCAGTAACACCATATTCTAATTATAGAAGAGATTATGTTACATATAAAGCATTAGAACCAACCAGCAACAATAAACCAAAAGAATCAAGCGGTAATGGTCAGAGTTTAAGAGAAACAAAAGATTCGGGTGGTCAAACTAATTCTGAAAATAAAAAAAGTTCTACGGAAGAATATAAAGTAAACGAAAAAATTAAATTCTTAAAACCAAAGCAAGGCGATACTATCATAAGTGGTAGAGTTGGCAATACGATTCGCTTTAGTGAATTTCATTTAACCGAAGATGGTAAAACATCATCACCTGGTATATTCATTCGTAATAAACAAAACCCAGAGTTAGATTCTAAAAAGATTGGTGAATTGATTGATGAGGATATTAATAAAGATGGTACATCTATTTACATCACATCTAATAAAATAAAAGTTCCATTTAAAGAAGAAATAAAAAAAGAAAAGAAAGGATTTAAAGATTATCCCAATTCTAAAGATTTAAGTGGAGACCAGTTATTTGTAAATTCAGATAGAATTATATTATCAGCTAAAGCAAAAGAATTTATTATATTTGGTAAAGGTAATACGGGTGTTATTACCGATGGTAATTATTCTATTGATGCTGAAAAAGAAATATACTTTCATAATAAGAAAAATATAACAATTCATTCAGAAGGTTCTAACAATATCTTTTTAAATTCAGATAATGGTAAAATATATTTGGGTAAAGATAAAGGTGAAGGAGCAGCTGGTGCAGCTGTTCAGAAGATGGTTATGGGTGGCGAATTAGTAAAAATAATGGGTGAGTTAATAGATGAAATAACGAAGCAAATATATGCAACACCAGTTGGACCAACAGCAACTGGCCCAGTAAATATAGCAGCATTCAAAGCGATAAAAGGAAAATTAAATACTTTATTATCTGCCAAGAACTTTTTAAGTAAATCATAATGTCTTGGACACTATTTAAAATAAATGTTTTAAAATCTATGGTATCTTTTCAATTCGCAAAAGATACAGATGCATTTGCTGATTTTTATGCTAAAGAATATGACCAATGTATAAAAAGAGGTGGTGATATGTTATATGGTGTTCCTGTTATAAATGGTAACGTTAGCGGAATGGCTGATGTTATTAAAAGAGCATTAAAAAAAGGACAAGATAGTGATGGTGAAAATTTTAATATACTACAAGAAATATACCCATCCGCATTCGATGCATATTGGCAAGGCGCTGAAATGGCACCAATACCAAACCCATTACTAAAGCCTGCCGGATGGCAATCAACTCCACCAGCACCAGGAACAATTATGAATATTGGTCCAAACCCAATAATGTTAGCAGCCTCAGCTGCGCTACATAAAGCTGAAGTAGAAGCTACAAAAGCATTAGAAGATAAATTAAAAGAACAAACTATTAATATACCACCAATTGGTGAAGTAAATGTATATGAAGTAATTCAAAAAATATTAAAAAAAGAACCAGTTGATTCTAAAATATCCAATCATCCTGCGATAAAAGCAGGAAAAAATATAATACAAAAAGCAAAACAGGCTAAAAAGAAAAAACCATCAATAGGTTCTCAATTAAAAAAAGCAATTAAATTTCCATTTCCACCATTACCAAAAAGAAAAGAAATTATAGAAAAAGCTAAGAATAAATTATTAGAAGCTGCAGTTGAACAATTAAAAGCTCAATTAATTATACCAATAGAAGCAACTATATTAGCACCAATAATATCAGCCATACAAACCGCAGTTGAAATATCTAACAATATTCCAAACCCAAAACCAACTCCACAACAAATTAAAAAATTTGTAAAGGATACAATAGATGGTGTAGTTCCCGAAATACAACTGCCGGGCATCAATATACCAAAAGTACCAACAAAGGAAGAGTTAAAGAAAATGGTAGAAGAAAAAATACCAACCAAAGAGGAATTATTGGCAATGGCTTATGATTTGATTAAAGATAAAATACCACAAATTCCTAATATATTTTTTATACCACCAACCATTAAATTTAGTTTTCAAACAAATATAATGATTAACCCATTTGTTAATGTGGCTAAAACCCATTTAATGGGAGTTAGTGGAATTATGTCCGTTATGGCACAATATCCACCACCCGCTCCACCCGCTCCGGCAATACTCAATTGGAGTGGTTATAAAATCATAGGTTAATACAATCGTATTAAATTTATTCTTTCAATATTTATTATTAAACATATACAAATTATTATGGATTCAAAATTATTAGTCGGATTAATTAAGGAGGTTGTTAAGAGTGAAGTTAAACAACAAGTTAAAGAAGAATTAGCAAAGCTAATCAAATCCGGTGCAGTTACATTAAATTCACAAAAGAAAACATCTACTCCAACATTGAGAGAGATGACAGAAGTTGCTCCTAAAAATATTAAAAAACAGCAACCAATTGTACAACAAAAACCTCAACAAGTAAAAGAATTTACAAAAAACCCAATACTAAATGAGGTATTGAGTCAAACAACACCATTCACTGCCGCACAAAGAGCAGAAAGTGGTGTGCCTGGAGCAGGTGGTAGTGTGTTAGATATGCTACAACCACAACAAAGTATGGAAGATGAGTGGGAAACTATGGATTACAGAATGATACATGATATTCCACAAAACACACCAAACTTTGAATCAACAGGAGATGCATTGCAAGATGCAACTGTTAAAGCATTGACAAGAGATTATTCAGAATTAGTAAAGAGATTTAAATAATGGCAATAGAGCTTGGTAAAGTAAAAGTAGATGATTTAGTTGAAAATGACTATAAAGTTTTAGGTATTGGTATAAACCAATCATCTAATTCTAATGGGGTTTTTTCAACTAATTTCACAACATTACAACAAGCTAAAAATAATTTAAAAAGTCTGATTCTTACAAAAAAAGGAGAAAGATTAATGCAACCTGATTTTGGTTGTGATGTTTGGAAAGTATTATTTGAACCAATTGATAATATAGAAGTATCAATAGAAAATTCTATAATAAATGCGGTTTCAATATGGTTGCCTTATTTAAATATAAACGAAATAATATTCGATTATGATGAAAATGATATAGATACAAACAAAGTATCTTTGGATATAAAGTTTTCATTACAATCAAACCCATCACTATCAGACTCAGTACAAATAAATGTAGAAAAGTAAAATGGCAATAAATCCTATTAAAAAAACCTTTGGAGAAAAAAAGACTTTGAATTATTTAGGAAAGGATTTCGATTCTTTCAAGCAGAATCTTATTGATTATACAAAAACATATTTTCCAAATTCATATTCAGATTTTAATGAGGCATCTCCAGGTATGGTATTTATCGAACAAGCCGCAGCAATTGGAGATATACTATCCTTTTATCAGGACACTCAATTAAAAGAATCTATGTTAGCACATGCTACAGAACGTAAGAACGTTTTAGCATTAGCACAATCTATGGGGTATAAACCAAAAGTTACATCACCGGCAATCACTACAATAACTGTATATCAATTAGTTCCATCTAAAGGAGCACCTAATTATGAACCAAATGAAGCATACTATTTAAAGATAAAAGATGGTATGGAAATAGAATCGGCTACAAATAATTCGGTTGTATTTAGAACGGTAGATACGGTAGATTTTTCAAATTCAACTGATAGAGAAATTGATGTTTATGAAAGAGATGGTAATGGTGTACCACTACAATACTTAATTACAAAAAAAGTAAAAGCAATTTCTGCTAGAGAAGTATCGACTACAATTAGTTTTGGCTCATATGAAGAATATCCAAATGCCGTATTAACCGATACGGATATCATTTCAATAACAAATGTTACCGATGGTTCTGGAACAAAATACTATGAAGTTCCTTATTTAGCACAAGAAAGTATATTTGTAGAGCAACCAAATACTGAAGCTAATGGTGGAACTCTAAGTGAATCATCATCGATTGTACCATACATTTTAGAAGTACAAAAAGTTCCACATAGATTTTCTGCAAAAGTTAATTCTGATAATACAATAACTTTACAATTTGGTAGTGGAAATAATTCAGCCGGATACGAAGATGAAAAATTATTACCAAATACAAAAAATGTGGGATTAGGATTAGCTAATTCAGTTCAAAGATTGAATCAAGGAATAGACCCATCTAATTTTTTAAAAACAAATACATTTGGAGTAGTGCCTGTAAATACCACTCTAACTGTTAAGTATTTAGTTGGTGGTGGTATAGCATCAAATATAAACCAAGGTGATTTAACATCTATCCGTAGAATTGAATTTGAAGAAGATTTATTATCTTTTAATACAAATGATGAATTAAATTCATATAATGCCGCAAAAGGAACTGTTGCTGTTGAAAATTTAGAAGCAGCAGTCGGTGGTAGAGGGGCTGAATCAATAGAAGAAATCAGACAAAACGCATTAGCAATGTTTGGTTCTCAAAATAGAGCAGTAACTAGACAAGATTATGTAGTTAGAGCATTATCAATGCCGGAAAGATATGGTAGTGTTGCAAAAGTTTATGTAAGTCCAGATGGAGAAGTTGATAATAACTCACCGGCATCAATACTTGCAAACCCACAAAATATAGCAGAGTTTGTTGGTTTAGTTGAGGGGTTAAAAGATAAATCAAAGCAAGACATACAAAAAGAATTAGTTAAATATCTTACACAAAAGAAAACAAATATAGCAGAAGTAAATAATCCATTTGCTATAAATATGTACGTTTTAGGATACGATGTTAATAAGAAACTAACTCAAATAAACCAAGCCGTTAAGCAAAACCTAAAAACATACATAGGAGAATATAGAATGATTACCGATGCGGTAAACATTATAGATGGATTCATTGTAAACATAGGAGTTGATTTTGAAGTTGTAGTATATTCAAATTATAACAAAAGAGAGGTTGTAGCAAATTGTTTAACAGAAATTCAAAATTATTTTAACATAGATAATTGGACATTTAACAAACCAATAAACATTTCAGAAATAGAATTGATACTCGCAAATGTTGAAGGTGTAATGAGTGTACCATCTGTTAAGATATATAACTTATGTGGAGGAGATGGAAACTATTCTCCAAATAAATACAATATAGATGAAGCAACTAAAGGTAAGATAATTTATCCATCTTTAGACCCTTGCATCTTCGAAGTAAAATACCCTAACAAAGATATAAAAGGAAGAGCTTTATAATATGCATAAATTTTTCACATCATCATACGATGCCAGTATCTACCTACAACAACCTGAACAAAACGCAGGTAGAGATGAGATATTAGAGGTTGGTAAACTATATTATGGTTCTATAAAAGATATTGCAAGAACCTTAATAAAATTTGATGTTTCCAATATGGGAATACCAAGCGGTTCGACTGTGTATTTAAATTTAAAATCAGCACAAGCCGAAGAAATTCCATTGGAATATACAATATATGCCAACGCCGTTTCTCAAAGTTGGACAATGGGAACGGGTACTAAATTTGATAATATAACTTCAGATGGTGTTAGTTGGAAATATAGAAATGGAAGTAATAAATGGGTTTCATATGATACAACAGCGGGCGGAGCGGTTTATGTTACATCCGGAAACACAACAACAGGTTCAGCAAACGCTGAAGGTGGGGTGTGGTATTTAAGCGGCTCAGCATCTCAATCTTATAATTATGAAGAAGCTGATATAAGAATGGATGTTACAAACATTGTTAATATATGGTTAAGTGGCTCAGTATCAAATAATGGATTTATACTTCATCATAGCTTAGAGGCTGAAAACGATACATCCGATTATGGACTACTTAAATTCTTTTCAAAAGAAACTAATACAATTTATCAACCAAAATTAGAAGTAGTTTGGAATGATATATCATTTGTAACAGCTAGTTTAACACCAACAACAGGTTCAGCAGAAGAG